CATCTGCTGACACATCTCTTGAAATTTGAAAAAATACTTCATCTCCTGCTGCAGGTGTTCCTGCAATAGTCACTGCTCCACTTTCATTTGCTACTGCTAAATCGTTTGCTGTTCCACTCATAGCTTTTGCAGTTGCAACAACTTGTGTTCCAAAAGCTGTGTTACAAGAATCATCATCAGAAATAGCTACACCAGATAAACCCCATGCTGTTGTTCCTGTGTTTGTAGTATCTGCTGTAAAGAAAGCTTGAAAAGTTACTGTACCTTCATTCCATGATTTAGGAAATGCTACAGCAAACTGTGCAAACTCATCTGAATCTTTGTCAAAATCTAAAGTTTTAATTTCTGGTCCGTTAGATAATTCTGTTTGTTCTATATCCGCACAACCATTTGTAGAGTTAGGGTACATAGCAACTGATGGAACCCAAATAGTTTCTTTTCCAGCAATTTTAATAGCTGCTGTGTTATCTCCTCCATCTACAGCTTTAGCTACCCCAGTTCCATTAGGCGAAATAGTTATGTCTCCATTTGCTGCGTCAGTGATTGTTATGTTTCCTGAATTAGTTCCAGAATTTGTATTTAAAACAAGATCTGAAGCACCGCCTGTTGTTACTGTAAGTGTACCTGCTCCATTTGAAGTTAAAGTAGCTGCTGCACCACTGTCTCCAACTTTTACAGTGTCACCTGCAAGAACAACATCTCCAGTTCCTTTTGGAGTTATGTTAATATCTATATTTGAATCACCACCTGTAGATGAAAGAGTTGGTCCCGCACCTGTTGCAGCATTTGCAATTGTAAATTCATTTACTGCAGAACCTGTAGCTGTAAGTAAAGCTAATTCATTTCCGTTAGTATCTAAAATAGATGTACCAATTTTTGGTGAAGTTAAAGTTTTGTTTGTTAAAGTTTGTGTTCCTGTAAGAGTAACGTCTCCAAAATCTAATGTATCAATATCTGGGTTAGTTCCATCGTTTGCTGTAGCAAATACTAATTGATCACCTTTATCTGTAGCACTAAAAGTAAAACTATCTCCTGATCCAGAAGCATATTTAAATTGTACAGTGTGTGATCCAGATGTTGAATTTCTTAAAAAATAAAAAGTTTGTACGTCTAGTGGAATTGTTACGATTTGATTTCCTGTAATTGTACCAGTAAACTCAATCATTCTGTGAGATAAAACTGCTCCAGTTGATCCGTCAGAAACTGATAAAGCTGTAGTTTGTGCACCACCAGCTATTGATTGTGCTGTATAGCCACCTGAAATTTGTTCGATAATTTGTAAATTCGTATTAGTTTTTGTTCCCCATGTACCGGCGTTTTCACCAGTTGCCTGAAGTTCTATCCCTAGGGGTGTATAAGTTGATGCCATATTTTTTCTCCTAAACTTATGCTGCTACGTCTGTATACGATGTATTTGAACCTGTGTCAATAGCTTGATATGCTTGAATACCAAAACCTGAAGAAGTTCCAAATTCAGCAACAGAAGCAGTAGCTGATTGTCCTGTTAATCCCATGACATCTGAAGGTGATAAAGAACCAACAGAAGAAGTCATGGATACTCCTGTTAATCCCATTACATCTGCTGGTGCTAATGCTCCGACAGAAACAGTTGCAGAAACTCCTGTTGGTACAATAATAGGGTTTGATGAAATATTTGGAGCACCAACACTTGTTGTTGCAGAAACTCCTGTTAATCCCATTACATCTGCTGGTGTTAACGCTCCGACAGAAACAGTTGCAGAAACTCCTGTAACTCCCATTACATCTGCTGGAGATAATGTTCCTACTGCAGAAGTTGCAGAAACTCCTGTTGGTTCTACAACTACATTACCAATCATTGTAATTGATCCAACACTTGATGTTGCAGAAACTCCTGTTAGTCCGATTACATCAGCAGGTGATAAAGATCCAACACTTACTGTTGCTTGTTGACCATCAAGTAATACAATTCCTTGAATACCCCAAGAATTATCATTCCAAGCTTGTCTACCCCATCCAGAATTTATTTCTGCTGATATAGTTACAGAACCAACTGCAGAAGTTGCAGAGACTCCACTCATATCTACAACTACAGTTAAAGCACTCTCTCCCCAGTTTTCAAAACCCCAAGTATCAGATCCCCATCCTTGTTCAGGAAAAGCATCTACACTTCCTACGCTTGTTGTTGCAGATACACCTGTTAATGAAACAGTTGCTACGTTAGATTGCCATGAGTTTTCATTCCATGCTACGGCTGGATCATTACCGCCCCAGATTGATGTTTCTGACATAAGGAGTCCCTCCTTATGCTATCCTGATAATAGCGTTAGTTGCGTCTGCTGTTGGGAATTGAATTGTGAAAGTTCCACTTGTTACAGTTTTATCAGAACCAAATGCGATTACTGCACATGCTGGATCACCTGAAGCAGAGTCATTGTAAATTAAAGCACCATTAGCTGTGAATGTAGCATCTGTATAACTAACATCTGCAAAATCACAAACTGCTGTTGTGCTTGATGCTGCAGGAGTAACACTTGTAAGAGTTGCTCCAGCTGCTGTGTAAGCAGTTCCAGATGTATTTGAAATTTCGTTTGTTGCGCTGTAAGCTGTTGTAGAAGCTCCTAAAGTTGCAGAACTTGTATATAAAGCTATTTTAAAAGTGTTTCCAGTTGTAGCTGTAAAATTGTGAACTCCTTTTAAAAGTTCAACTTTAAAACTTGTACATACTGCCGATGTTATTGCCATAATTTTTCTCCTATGGGTTTGCCGAGGTTACTGGTATTCTAACTGCGCCGTCTGTGTAGTCGTCTCTTCGTCTTCTACCAACTTGCTCATTAGCAAACTTTTGTACCTCTTGTTTATACTTATTTTCGTATAGTGTCAACATATCAATTGGACCTTTTAAAAATCCATATGCTTCTGATAGACAACAATATAATAGTCCATTTGGGAAGTTTAGACTAATATAATTCGTATCATTATTTTCTAATAAAGCCGGTGCAGCATTGTAGTGAACTCTAAATTTGTATGTTGTATCAGGGACAGGAGCAAACATCATTCTTCCAGATGTTGTGTCAGACTCACCAGTTCCACCACCAAACATAGCATAATATTTAGGTTGGCCCCTTTTAGCTGATGCTGTTGAAGATACATATTCTTGTAAATAAGTTATGTCTTTTTTTTCTAACCAAACATTAGGTCCTGTAATTTCTGATGTAGAATCATAAACTTGAATACCTCTTATAAAGACAGCTCCTGCTGGAGCATTAATAGTTTCTTGTCCTGTCACTAAATTACCCGATTGTTGTTTTCTATCAGCATCAATTGGTACATCTCTAAAAATTCTATATTGTGCATTTAATATTATATTTTCTAAAACAGAGTCTGATAAAACATTAGAATCTGTTTCAGTATAACTTCTAATTTGTGTTTTTAATCCTGATGCACTTAATCCAGCCATTATGCTACTCCTGCTAATTCTCTACATTTAGGACAACGATGTTTATATTTATTGTGTTCATCACAAAAATTTTTTTTAACTTCTTCGTACAAAGTAAGATGTGGGTCCTGTTTTTCAGGTTTAAATATATTTTTTATCCAATTCCAAATTTTATTTATCATGCTTCTATTGTTATGGGTCCTACTGAACAACCATAACCTCCTCCTTTTATATTACCAGTTGTAGCAGTATCTGTGTCAACTGTAAAATGAAAATAATTTGATGTTGCATAATCTGTTGTGACTGCTGCATCATTTTTATATAAACCTGTTGTAATTGTATATCCTGTTGATTTTGCAATATTAGCACCTGTAATACCATCAAAACTTTCAGGATTAGCATATACAAAACCACTTCCTGCAGAAGTAGTTGGAGGTCCTCTAAATCTATATGTTGTTCCGCTAGTTAAACCATGACCTGGAGAAAAAACATTTATAATTCTTGAACCTGCTTCGTAAGTTTCAAAACCATTATCAGTTATTCTAACAGTTGTAGCTGGTTCTACTCTATCTGGTCTTACTTGTAATAATGAAATACCATCTCCGCCTGCTGGTTTTGGTTCTAATTGAGGTTGTTTTGGTTCAAACTCTGTGTAGTGAACAAATGAACCATTCCATTCTCTAACCATTTCTCTGTACGGAAATTCAAGTCCTGATCTATCTGATATTGCTTTTGCATGTTTTCCTGTTGCATACTTTGACATTATGTTCCTGGGTAATAAGCTTTTGGTGTTATGTGTGTACTTGAAGCTGAACCATCTTCTGCAAGTGCTCTTGCTAATTCATCTTCATAATATAATTTCATTTGTTGTGTAAGTTGTGGTTGATATTTTTGTGATAAATAAAAAGCTAAACCAGCTGTCATACAAGGAACAAATCTAAATGGAACATCAGTTGCATTTGTATAATTACCAACATCTTGTATTCTTTTTATGTAATAAAAATGCATGTCTTTAGATGCATTCGTAGAATCTGGTGTTGGATAAATATGTATTCTAACCTTATCAATAAATCTTTCTACCCAATATTGATTAGGTGTACCTTTTGATAATTTGTTTGAAAACCCTGCGTAAGTAGATCTATCTACTTTTGTCATTGGACTATCTGATTGTGTAGTTTGAGTTCTATTAGATCTTAATTGTGCTTCAAGGACATCGGACATTCCATAAACATCTGCAGGAGTTGATGTTGCACTTGTACCATCTCCAGTAGATCTAAAAAAATCATAGTCTGATTGACCTTCGATTAAATCTAAATTAAGTTCATCTATTTCCCAATAGTGAATGCCTCTATTACCCCATTCTTGAAATAGAATATTAAGAGATCTTCTAGCAGATTTTAATTGATAACCTGCTACAGAATTTAGTCCAATACGTTCAAAAGCATCTTCTATTATTTCTTCAATAGAAAAAGTTTTATCGAACGTTGTAGTTCCTGAAGTGGTATTAGCCATTTAAACTCCTACGATTCGTAGACTTTAATCCATTCACAAACAATTGTGCCTGTATCTCCTGCTGCACAAGCTGGTA